CTCCTATACAGATTTGTATTTAATCTCAATTGCATATATAATTGATCATTGTTATATTTATACTATTGGAATCTACATGATTACAGTCGCAATTATTGACGTCATTGGTTTGACTTATGATGGTACCACGCTGCAAAAAAGAGGCCTCGGCGGCTCTGAATCTGCAGTGATTCTCATGGCCAAAGAGCTTAGATCTCTCGGCCTTGATGTCACTGTGTTCAACAATTGTATTGATAGGGAAGCATCTCCCGGTATTTATGATGGTGTAAAATATATTGACTTGACGCAGATTCAGTCTCTCGAAGATCCACACTTCGACGTAGTCCTTGCTTCACGTACTATTGTTCCTTTTCTGCCACCAGATGTCCAAACTTGGCATAGATCAACTGGTGCGCCTCTACATGAATACCATAAAATCCGCAAACACGCTAAACTAAAAGCAGTTTGGATGCATGATACATTCTGTGACGGTGATCATCTAGTAGAAGACCTAGTTGTTCATGGATTCATCGACGAACTATTTACTTTATCTGATTTCCATACCAGCTATGTAACCAACTGCGATCATGGCAGAAAGCGCATGTTTGAAGTTCTTAAGAACAAGATATTTATGACGCGCAATGGGGTGGTGAACTATCATGATGAGGTAGACATTGCTGCCAAAGACCCCGACCTTTTTGTGTACAATGCATCTGTTACAAAGGGGATGATTCCTCTTGTTGAGAAGATCTGGCCAGCAATCAAAGAACGTATTCCTCAAGCTGAACTTAAAGTAATTGGGGGATACTATAGATTCCGTGAGAACGCGGAGCCAGATGAACAAGAGAAAACTTGGCGGATTAAGGCCAATGATCCTACTAACCCTATCAAAGGGATAGAGTATACTGGCATCATTAAGCAAAGTGAGATTGCCAACATTCTCGCTAAATCTTCTTATATGATCTATCCAGGAGCATTCCCTGAAACATTTGGGATTTCTTCTCTTGAGTCTCTAACATATAACACTCCTCTGATTACGACTCGATTCGGAGCTCTTGAAGAGACAGCTGTGAACCAAGCGTGCTATATGATTGACTATCCTATTGTACCGAATGGTTTGTTCCCTCTCGTTAATGAAGAACAACAGGTCAATAGATTTATTGATCTCACGCTAAGAGCTTATTCCGACAAGTATCTGCATCAACAGAAAATGTATATGTGCTCCATTGTGAAAGACATTTGCACGTGGGATACTGTTGCGTTACAGTGGAAGCATCACTTTTATAAGAAGTTAGGTATATACCTATCGAAAGATGAGTATCGTAGGGTGTCTAGAATCAATTCTCGTGTACGAGAAGTTTTCGGTCGTAGATTTACTAATCCTGAAGAAGGATACATTCCTCGTAAAGCTGAACAACGTATTGTTGTAGTCACACCTACATACAATGCCGAGAACTATATCGAGAAGTGACATCTCAGGACTATGATAACTGGCATATGTACATCATCGACGATTGCTCTACAGACAACACTGTGCAAGTGATTAATAGAGCAATCGAAGGGATAACAAATGTCACGCTAATTTGCAATGAAACGAATAAAGGTGCGCCCTATAACCATGTAAATACAATTAAACAGTACTGTAATGTAGATGACATCATCATGCTAATTGATGGTGATGATGCTCTAGTAAGCAACAATCAAATCTTCCAATACTATAACAATCTATATGATGGTACCACAGAGTTCTCATATGGGTCGTGCTGGTCGATGATCGATAACATCCCCTTGATTGCTCAACACTATCCTAAGCACGTAAAAGAAAATCGATCATATAGAAATCATCGATTCAACTGGAACATGCCATACACCCACCTAAGAACATTTAAGGCAGGACTACTTCTTAGCTTGGATGACTCTAACTTTAAGGATGATACTGGGAATTGGTATAAGGCGGGTGGCGATGGTGCAGTATTCTATTCTGTTCTCGAGCAAGCAGATCCATCTAAAGTTAAAGTTGTACAAGATGTAGTCTACCTGTATAATGATGCCAATCCGATTAACGATTATAAAGTTAACAGTGATGAGCAGACGCGCAATGCAAATAAGATTCTGCAATCTAAGGTTGAACACAAGGATAAGTTTTCTGTAGTGGTTCCAACGATGTGGAGGTATGAAGGGTTCGTTCCATTCCTATCTAAGCTACTGAATTGCACAAACGTTGAAGAAGTGATTGTGATTGACAATGACACTAACAGTCGACCAACACTACCTACAAACTCAAAGCTGAGGGTCTTTGAATTTGGTACAAATATCTTTGTTAACCCAGCCTGGAATTTTGGCATCAAGGAAAGTCGTTGTAATAAGGTATTGATTGTAAACGATGATATAGAGTTTGACACGGCAGTATTTGATGCTGTGTCAGAATACGTAACTCCTGATAATGGTCTGATAGGTCTTTGTCCTGGGGAGCCTGATTTTAACCAGTATCAGATTACCGATGGTAACATCAAGATCATCAAGTGGCAAGGTGAACACACATATGGGTTTGGGTGTATGTTCTTTGTCGATAAACGGAACTGGGTTGACATTCCATCTGATCTAAAAATTTACTATGGAGATAATTTTACGTTTGATTTGATGATCGCTGCCAACAAACCAAACTATCTAATCACCAATATGAAATTTGGAGGTAAGTTTGCTCAAACTACATCAGATACATCGATCACGGAGGGGGTTCTTCAACGCGAAAGTGTTGTATACGAGCAGATCAAATCTCATCTACCTACACTTGCTAAGAAGGATAAGTTCTCTGTTATAATCCCAACTATGTGGAGGGCATTTGAGTACCTAGACTTATACGATCACCTTGTCAATTGTGATCTTGTTGGTGAAGTTATCATCATTAACAACGATGTCAGCAAGACGCCACTATGGCTTCCAACTCTTTCTCATCCTAAGATTGTAATGATTAACCAAGAAACCAACATCATGGTTAATCCTGCTTGGAATCTTGGAGCGGAAGTTGCTAAGTACGATCGGCTTTGTTTCTGCAATGACGATATAGTGTTTGATACTAAACTATTTGAGAAGATTTACGATAGAGTGACTCCTGAATATGGACCTCATGGAATCATCTGGGGTAGGGAGGATATGGGTCAGCCTCCTACTACAGATGGATCGATCGAATTCATGCAATGGAGACCTGGTTTTGTCGCTCATTGCTTTGGTCAACTATTCTTTCAGCACAGATCCAATTGGGTTCCTATTGCGTCAGAACTGAAGATGTACTTTGGAGATGATTGGATATTCCACAACGCTATCCTAACTAATAAAGTTCCTTGGTTGATATACAATATCTTCTTTAAGTCGCAAGGAACTATGACCGCATCCCATAGCGATCTTAAATCTCTTTCAAAAGAACGCTATGAGATAGAGCATCCTATATATTCTGAATGGCAAGGTAAACATCCCGCAACTATCTAACATGTGAAAGACATAACATGAAGAAAATTCTCATCGCAGTCCCTACCAACAAGTATGTAGAGACTGATACTATGAAAGCGATTTATAATCTTGAAGTACCAGAAGGGTACACAACACAGTTGGAATTTTTCTTCGGGTACCAGGTAGATCAAATCAGGAATCTAATTGCCGATTGGGCTAAGGGATACGATTATCTATTCTCTGTTGACTCAGATATTTCATTCGCACCCGATACGCTTAAGAAATTACTAGCACATAATAAGGACGTGGTATCAGGTCTTTATATCCAACGAATTCCCAACACTCATACGCTAGAACTGTATTCCGAAAGAGGAAACATCCCTTACGGCGATATAGAGGGCAAGGGTCTGGTTGAGATTGCAGGTTGTGGATTTGGATGTGTACTAATCAACTCTAATGTGATTCGAGCAATGGAGTACCCGCACTTTGTGTACAGATCTGCTATTGATCACAAACACACTCTTTCCGAAGATGTTTATTTTTGTATGAAGGCACGTGAACGTGGATTTAGGATCTTTGCAGACACTACCATCCTCTGTAATCATCATGGGTCCCATGTATACACGGTACAGTCCCAAAAGAAACACGAAGATCCTCCTCCAATGGATAGTGTAACTCAACGTCTACTAGACCTAAGCAATACTAGATTGTTACCAGCACAACACGTAAACTACCTTCACACCATGAATTCACAAGGTATTAAACCAAAAGTGATTTATGATATTGGAGCTTGTGTGCTTCACTGGACAAGGGAGGCGATTGGTGTCTGGCCTCAATCGACATACATTGCTATTGAAGCAATGGATGAGTCTAAGCCAATTTTTGAGCACTTTGGTGTACCATACCATACAGGAGTGTTGAGTTCAGAGGATAACAAAATTGTAACCTTCTACAAAAATGTTACGCACCCCGGAGGTAACTCTTACTATCGAGAGAATGATGAGATCTCGCCTAAAGCAAAAGAACTATATACCAACTCATCTCAAGTCACAACAATGACTCTCGACACGATTGTAAAGATGAAAGGGTTCCCTCAACCTGATCTAATTAAGATCGATGTTCAGGGGGCAGAATATGATGTTATCCTAGGTGCAAAAGATACTCTAGCTAACTGTAAGGACGTTATTGTTGAGTGCCAGTTTGTAGAATATAATAAAGGTGCTCAGTTGTACCAGAAGGTAGTAGAGCTTCTAGGAACTATGGGATTCAAGCTGGTAGGTAACGGACCATTCTGCTACACTAATGTAGATGGTGACTTCCATTTTACAAAGGTGAAGTGATGTACATATATGATTCGCAGGTGTGGGATAAAGTAGATGCTAATGATTTGTGGATCTACGATAAACTGATTCTCTGTAAGAAGTTAGGCTATGTGTGTGGTCCTGCTGGGGTACCTCTTCCAAAACCAGGAACATACATCGTAAAACCGATCACTAACATTTTGGGAATGGGCGTTGGTTCATACTTCCATGAGTTTACATCTACTGATACTGACTTTTTGGCGCCAGGAACATTTTGGATGGAAGTGTTTACAGGACCACATGTTAGTGTTGACGTGGTCGACGGCAAAACGGATATCGTATATGAAGGTATTCGAGATG